CACAGCCAATACCATCAGTATCAATTCCAACAGCATGAGTATCATAACCAATATTATCAAAGCATTTACACCTGCAAAAAAACAGGACAAAATATACATGACGCACACACAATACACCATTTTCATGAATCGCGCAAAAAACATTCAGAGGATGGCAAAGAAAAAAGTATTGCAGGATGTGTTGGATTGTGAAACAAAACCATTGAATGATTTTATAACAAAACACAAATAAAATGGAACAGAACAGGCAGGGAATCCAATATGCAGTTAAGACATTCGGACAGGGAATATCTGTAAAGGATGTTAGCACATCGGACAGGATTGTAACAGGTTTTTTTAACAGTTATAATTGGTTGGATTCAGATGGTGATATCCTGTTAAATGGGTGTGCCAAAAAATCCATTACAGAAAGGGGTGCCCAATCAACTGCAGTTGCCAAAATTAAACATGCATTGAATCATGATTTATCACAGTTGGTTGGAAAGATACAGGTATTGGAGGAAAAAGAATTGGATGGTATCAATGGAATATATTTTGAAACAAAAATGGCCAATACAGAATTGGGTAATGACACATTGCAGAATTATCTGGAGGGTGTATATGATAACCATTCAATTGGATTCCGGTACATGCAATTGCAGATGATTGAAAAATTTTCAATGGGTGTACAATGGGAACAAATCAAATCATCCATTATTAATCCACAGGATATGGATCAGCGCGAAATGGTGTTTGTTATAAAAGAAATTAATTTGTTTGAAGGATCAACAGTTGCATTTGGATCAAATTCATTAACACCATATTTGGGAACAAAATCCACAGATAAAAAAACTATTCTGTTTTCATTAAACAACAGGATGGATAAATTAGTGAAATCATTATCATCAGGAACACAATCAGATGACATGATGAACACATTTGAATTGCAGGTGGCACAGATAAAACAAATGATGGGTGAAATAATCAACACACCAATTGTTGATGAAAAGAAATCACAACCAACAAATAATCAATTAGATATTAGTAAAATTGTTGCCATGTATTAATCATTGTACATGATCACATTAATTTGCCGATCAAAAAACAGTATTAAAACAGCAAACGAAACCAAATTTTAAAAATTTTAAATCAAAATAAAAATGTCACAAACACCAGAGGATGCACTATTGGAAAAAATTAAATCCGATACCATCAAAAATTTTAAAGAGTTAGTAAACAACGATCCGGAAATCAAAGAATTGAAATCGTTATCTGAAAAAATCAAATCAGCAACAACTGATCAGGATATTGCAGATTGCAAAAAATCCATTGAGGAAGTTGGATTGATGATCAAATCATTGAAGGAAAACCAATCAGCCAAAACCAAATCAACAGGATTTGCTGATAACCTGTGGAACAGTTACAAGGCAATGTTTGATGCCGGTAAGATCGGAACAAAAAATGCTGATGGTGAATTCACAATCAAAATTGGCAAAGGATCATTTGAATCAATGGAATTCAAATCAGCCGGTACAATCACAGAAAGCAATGTTACACCTGTTGGTACCAATGCAATACCATTTACATTGGCTGATTACATGCCAAATTATATTGGAATATCGCGCAGAAATCCATTTATTGTACAGTTGTGCAATTTGGGTAGAACAGCCAAAAGATATATCCAATGGGTTGAGGTTGCAAATCCAGATGGAGGCGCATCAACAACATCAGAGGGATCAGCAAAAACACAACAGGATTTTGATCTGGTTGAAAAGTCAGCAACAGTTCAGAAAATGACATCATATGTGAAAGCATCCAAAGAATCATTGGATGATATACCATACATGGAATCATTGATCCGGTCACAGTTGATGGAATTGGTTATCCTTAAATTGGATGCACAGGTATTGGGTGGTGATGGATCTGCACCAAATCTGAATGGTATCTTAACACAAGCAACCACATTTTCAGCAGGGACATTTGCAAATGCTGTTGATTATGCAAACAGATTTGATGTGTTGCGTGTAGCGGTTAATCAGATTGAAATTGCAAGCGGTGGAGATACTAACTTCTCTGCGAACTTTGTGCCTAACTATATCGTGTTGCACCCTACAGATGTTACAGCGATGGAATTAACAAAGAGTACCCAAGGTGTTTACCTCCTTCCTCCTTTTATGTCAGTTGATGGTAATGTAATATCTGGATGTCGTGTTATTGCAAACACAGGTATCACAGCAGGAACATTTTTGGTTGGTGATTTCAGTAAGGCATTTGTAAAAATGCGCGAGGATGCAATGATTAGTGTTGGATATGAGAATGATGATTTCACAAAAAATTTAGTTACAATTTTATGTGAAACAAGGGCAGTCATTTATATCCCATCAAACTATTTAAAGGCATTTGTTACAGGATCATTCAGCACAGCATTGGCATCATTGAAGAATACATTGAGTTAATTTAGTACAGCGAATAAATAATGATGGC